TAATGTAATTACAAGGAAAAGAAAATGAAGGAGGAACAAAAATGAGCGAGATAGATACTATTATAAACAGGATTTATAGGATGAAAAGAAACCCCATAGCATTGTCATCCCTAAACGCTGAGTTTGAGGAATATAATGATTATGAAGTCATCACGGAAATGCGTTATGAAAAGCACGATATAAGTTGGGAGGAAAATTGGGAATGCGGAGAAGAGGTAGGATATAAGTACTGCTATGCATTCAAGCCCGGACGGCTTATCTATGACAAGCTGCTTGATTGCAATACTTATACTTATGGATCTGTATTAAGTTTATATAAACTCTCTCAGGAGGATGATGGGAAAGATTATTTTGACCCAGATAAGGAAATCGAGATAGATGAATTCCGCTATGTGGTCACAGACGACTGCAAGGAAATGAAGGAGTACCTTAAAAGGATCGATTTATTTCATTAGATGGAAACGGCCTATCCCGCTTGAACAGGATAGGCCGCTATTTATACCTCGAACCATTCCTCTCCAATCATCAATCCAAGGCTCAAATCATATTCTCCATCACAGATCGCATGCCCCTTATGCATCCGATACCCTTTTTCCAGCACGTATCTGCATGGGAATGGGCATTCATACATGTCAAGGTCTCCATTATCCTCGGCTTCTGAAAGCAGGCATTCTGGTATTGCCATAATCACGTGGCCGGTTTCCATATCGTTATAATAATAGTTGAATTCCTTCAGTTCATCTGGAATTCCCGTATAATTGTCCTTCGTGATTCCGCTTAGTCCTTCATGGCTTCTTCTCATCCTATCATCTCCTCTTCTTCTCTATTATGATCCGGTCTTCGTCCATATACAGGACGACCTCACGCTCTTCCGGAGTTATGCCAAGTACCCTCACCATTTCGGCAGGAAGGCAAACCTTGTAGTTTACGGAATTCTTCCCGGCTGTCCCTCCAGCCCTCCCGATTATTATATTCCTTTCTACCACGCCATCACCTTCCTTCTATTCTCCTTCATAGTATTTCCCCTTGAACTCTTCCCAAGATCTGCTGAACTCATGGTTCATGAACGCTTCCTTCAGGCCCGTGATCTGCTTCAGCCTTATGACCTCGTCCAGATCCATTCCAAGCCGCCTGCATATCTTCTCGTCATCCCATCCCATCTGCGATAGTTCCAGGACGATTTCCGACATTGGGCGTATCCCATGAGTTCCACGCGCCCGGTTATGGCGAATGGTAGATCCTATTCTCTCGTCCTCCGTCTTGTCTATCGTGGACACAGGAAGATATTCATGCACCCTGTTTCGGATGTCTGCATGCTCTCTTCCCACGCGGTTTCTATGGAACCCGTCTACGATCTCCCTGGTTCCATCCCCTAAGTCATAGGTTACAATAGGCATCGTGTATCCGTCAAGTTTTATCGACTCGTAGAGAAGCCTCATTTCAGGGCCAGCGACATGATTCGGATTATACTCGTTCGCATGTACGTCCTCCTGCCTTACCCACTGTATGCAATCGCACGGCTCATCCCTGAACGGGCTGACCTCGTGCAGGCATCTCCTTGCGTGATTCAGCGCCTCTACCTTTTCCTTATCATCAAGGCATCCGATCTCTTCTGACAATTCGTGCGCTAGTTCCTCTATCCTATCCATTCTCTTTTCCATGCTCTTCCGCCTCCATTTTCTCCGCTATCCTCTTGAGCCTCTTGCTGTCCGTGTCCCTGGGCCTGATGATGTTGCTGTATTTCTTCTTCAGTTCGAACAGGCGCTTCACATCGGACTTGGTCTCGCCAAAGGAAAGCCTCGACATCCAGAAGTCGTTCTTCTCGATTGCCCGCGCTATCCTTCTCCATGACGCGGCCTTCTTGGCTGACTCTAGTTTCCTGTCTGCCTCATCCGGGATATTGTCGGCCGATATGCCATCCTTCTTCTCATACCATCCAAGAAACGTTGATATCTTCCTGTAGTAGTGGTCCCGCACTTCCGGTGCGTACATCCCGATGCTCTCAAGCAGGAATACTGCGTACTGCTCCCATGTCATTCCATCCGGCTTTTCCGACCTGATGTTCCCAAGAAGTGAGGATCTGCAATAGATGTTTCCGAAGTTTACGCCCTCCACCCGGTCCAGGACCTTTTCCCACGTCTCCGGCTCAAGCGTTCGGAACTGGTCAAGCCCCTTCCGCTGGTCATCCCCGTATGGCTGGCATAGGCGCTGCTCGTATATGGATACCCCGTTCTTATTCATCAGTTCGTAGATCTCGTTGAACAGGAGTCCGTATCTTGCCACCGCCGTCCAGTCATCTTCCGTCCTCCAGTCATACAGCGGATAGAAGTTCCAGCAGTCCAGCGCCTCTGATTTGCAGTGCGCCCTCGTAGTCCATCCGTAGTCCTTGTATCGCTCCTTTGTTCCGCTTATGATCGTCCGAAACCTGTTCAGCGACTCGTCTGACCGTATGCCGATTCCCGCCGCGGTCTTCCCGCCATGCTTCTCGTTATACCATTTCGCAAACCATTGGATGAATTCCTCGAATTCCATCCCGCGGAAGAACCAGTCCCAGCCTTCCGGGTGATCGTCCTCCGTGCACAAAATGATATCGTCCCTGCGGCTTGGGCAGTCGCGCACCCATTTCTCCCGGTCCTTCTTATCCCAGCAGATCCATTTTGGCTGTATTGCAGAGACCGCGTTTCTGAGCGATAGTGGCATTGCCACCCAGTACCACTCATCCACGACATCCCTTGTTGCATCTATCAGATCGTTCACGTGGTCGATCGTGGCCTTGTACTGTGCCTCAAGATCGATATACAGGACAGAGAATCTCTTTCCCGCCTTTCGCGCCTCCTGCGCCATCAGCTGCAGCATGATCGAACTGTCCTTTCCTCCCGACACTGACACGTAATAGTTGTCAAACTCCCTTAATACGGTCTGGTATCTCAGGATTGCTGCATCATATACATTGATATCCTTATATACCTTTGGCATCTTTGTCCTCCAATTCATTGCAGTCGAATACTTCATGGCTGTATCGGCTTCCATACACATATCTCTCCAGAGCCTTCATCCTGTCTCCAGACTTACTAATATCGCTCTTGATGCATTCCAGGATATTCTCCTTCCTGCTGAGGCATTTCAAGATCTGCTCGTCTATCGTATTCTCGGCGCATATATCCGTGATATATACGTC